GCTGCAAGCGGGCCAGGGTCGCGTCCGGGATGAACGCCGTTCCGGCTGCGGGCACGTTGTCGGCGGTGATGGTGATGGCGGCGGTTTCCAGCGATGCCGACACGGTGTATGTGCCAACGCCACCAGTGCCGGTTCCCAGAGCGGTGATGTAGGTCCCGGGCGGGATGCCAGCACCGGATATCATTTGACCGACGGCCAGGCGACCAGAGGCCACGGCAGAAACGGTCATGACAGTTCCAGCACCGGGGGGGGGTTCCGTTATCGATGGTGGCAGTGACAGACGTGAGGACCGGCTCAGCGGTCAGTTCTCCGGTCGTGGTGTCGTAGGCCACAAGGTCGCCGATGTTCCCGGTGGCGTTCTCCAGGGCGACGAAGTATTCACCCATCTGCGCCAGTTCAACGGAAACGCCATCGGGCAAGAGAAGCGAATCAGCCAGGGTTCCACCAGCGGCGGTTCCACGAAGGCTCTGAGTCTTGGGAAGCACCATGATACCGGCGAAGTCGGCAACGGCTCCACCAGCGGCGACGGTCCCATTGACGCGGCTCACATAGGTAAAGGCCCGGCCAATGATGTTGTTGGCTGCGCCCGCGCCGGAATCCAGCAAAGCCGGGATAGCGCGAGTCGGGCCGTCAAAGGCCACGTCTCCGATAAACCCGGAACGAATGTCATTGATGACAGTGGTCTGGAAGGTCATTATTTGGCCTCCTTTTTCCAGCCTGCAAGCAGGTCAACGCCCTTGCCGTCGAGAGCAACGGTGGGCTGTTTGTGGTCAGGGGTGCGGCCATGGAGGTAAGCCTCGACGGCTACGCGCTCGGTTCCGTGGTTGCACGGCACTCCCAGCTTCTTGACGCCGTATTCGGCGACCTGCTGGACGGTCATGCGGGCATGGTCGAAAGTGCCGACGAAACCGGACAGCTTCGAGGCCAGGGAGTCGCGGTCGGCGATATTGCCCATGATGGCCGAGTCCATGCCGACTGTTCCCGCTTCGATCTTGGCAAGCTTTGCTTCCAGCTTGGCGAGCTTGGCGTCCATCGCTTTTTCCATGTCAGTGGCGCACTTGTCCTTGACGGGGTCCATGTCAGCGGCGGGAAGCTCTTCTTCGGGCTTCTCTTCGCCCTCTGGCATGTCCTGATCCATCTCCACGGACTTCTCAGCGACAGCGCCAATGCCCAACTCTGCCAGCATCGCGGTAGCCTCTTCCTGCTCAGCCAGCAGCGGCTTGAGTTCCGCGATGAGTTCCTTGATGCGGCTCAGACCGCCGCCGTCAGGTTTCTTTTCGTCTGCCATAGCGACGATCTCCTTACAGTCAATGGTGAATGTCATGCGGTCCAGTACCGCTACATCAGGACCGGTTCGCCCCTTGGCGACCAGGGCCAAATGATTTCCACGAATATTGCGTTGCACGGCGTCATAGTGCTGCCCGTTCCACACGCCAGGAACGTGCTCATACATGCATCTGTAGCCGGGTGAAAGCTCTATCTTGCCAGCGTTGATAGTGTTCTTCATGGACTCGCTCACGATCTTAATATTGCCGCGAAGGTAAGGCGGGTCAAAGAACACGTTCTCGCCGATCATCCCATGCACACCCTTGTGCTCTGCCGGAAGTCCGCCTTCGTCTTCGCTTCCCAGCATGGTGTGCTCATCGACGAAAGGCAGGAGACGGAAAGAGGCGATACACTCGGGGTCGGAAAGCTCATCTGCAGGGCGATACACCTTGAATATCTCGCCGTGTCGGCTCGGGTCAGGGTGCTTAATCTGCGCCCCGGAATACTCGAAAACTCCCTCTTTGCTGATGGGGTTGTTGAGTATTGTGATGAATCCGTTGATGTCTTCTATGCGAGCTGTCATTTTGCCCTCTGGTTGTGTGTGGGCGGTCCACTGCGGGGAGGATAGCACCGGAGAGTGCGGGGAGATGGAAAATGGTTGTGGACCGCCCACACTTTGCGGCTAGGCTTATTGTTCATTTTTGTCAACTAAAAGTTTTCACTGTGTTGAAATGAAAAACCCCCATTGCTGGGGGTATCGTGGTCATTTTCCCTTGTTCTCTTTCAGCCAACGACGGCGAAGTATGAATTCCCGCGCCGTCATGAGCGAAAACCCGGCGAAGGAGATCAGGCCGAAGAACTTGTTGCCGTCGGGCTGGATTAGTTGCAGTGCTCCCCATGTCGCCATGAACACGCCGAACACCATCCAGAACACAAACCAGCCTTTGCTTGCCATACGGTCTGGGGCTTTCTTCATCTCGCACTCTCCTTGCGATTGTGGTTACTCGGCATCCTCGCCGAACTCGACTACAGGTATAGCAAAACATTTGCAGTTTATCAACTGGCCTGGGAATCCTCGCTCTCCCGTCCGACTGTCAATCACTGGCGGTTCGTCATAGCTAAACACCTTGCCGTTCATAGCAACGTGTTCCTTGCGTGGTTCGGCACTACCGCCACTGTGACGCCATTCAAACTTTTTGACTCCAAGCGATTTGGCGCGCTCGGTGTTCATGGCCGTGGTGATCTTTCGCACTTGGTCATGCGATATGAGCTTCGCCCGGTTCTTGGTGATGTCCTTGCGCTTGCTTAAAGCCTCATATACGTCCTGCAATCCGTTGCCTCCAGGCTGCATTGACCGCATGACCGCGCCCTGTATCTGCGTGTGGAACTGTTCCGGGATGGACTTGATGAGAGCCACGTTCTCGGCTGTCGCGGCCTTGACAGCTTCCCTCAATGCAGCGGGCATGGCCTCTGTCTTGAGCGTAATTCCGCCAGACAACTCTTTCAGCGACATTTGCAGATTCGACGCGCTGTCCTTGTCCACTTGATTGAACATGCGGTCAACGATGGTCGGTGCACGGCGCGAGAACAGCCGATAGAACCGCTCCGACAACTTGTTAAGACGTATGTTCGCCTGACTCGGCAAGCTGGCGTCTTGGGCAATTGTCGGGACCTCACGGAACACGGCACGCATCTCGCGGCGGTAGGCATTGGTCATCTGTTCAATGAGCTTGGTCAACGCCTTCTCATACCGCTGCATGACCGCTGCGGAATACGTCAACGGCTTGCCTGTGAAGGTGTGTCCGTTGCGCTGCTCTGCCCACTCCTTACGAACTGGCGTCAGGGGTGGCCGCGTTTTGCGCTTCGCCATTGTCAGGCTCCATGGTGGTGTCAGGTTCTTCGACCTCGGCTTCGTCCTCGATGATGGCAAGACCGTGATAATCGCTGTCTGGGTCGTTGGTGATTAGCTCGCGCACGTCCATACCGTCAATCGCTCCGATCTGCACCAGGGCTGAAGCAGTCTCGGCTTTCGTCTTGTTGATGGTTGCCCACTCCGCTGCGGTCGGGCTGTCGAGCGCGGCCCAGGACACGGAAGTCTCGATTGGCTCTATCTTGAATCGCGGCGCAATCTCCGACTTCATTACAAGCGCGTGATGCCGTTCGAGCATGGGAGTCATGTCGGCCTGGACGCTCTCCAACTCCTCGCGGTAGTTGGCCTCCTCGTACTCGCCAGTTGAATTGAATCCCTTGGGCGTGGTTCCGAGCAGCTTGGTGGCCGGGACGTTGGCGATGGCCGCGACAAGCTGGTACTGCGTCATGATCGTCGCATCCAGGTCGCCGAGAGCCGTGTCAAACTGCTGCATCTCGTCATCGGTGTCAGCGATCTTGACGCCGTAGTTGTCCCTGGTGGTTGTCCACCACTCCATCGTTTGCTGGAAGCGGTCCCAATCGGCAAAGGCTGCGTCCATGTTCGTCTTGAAAACAGTTGACCGTTTGGTCATGGCAAGCTGCGGCCCTTCATTGGCCGTGCGCTCTGCCGCGTACACTCGCTCATAGATAAGCTGTGTCAGTGGGATGCCGCCGTACTGGTATGCCGGTTTGAGAATATCTGTCACCGGGTGCGGAACATATATGGCGAGGTGTGACCTGTGAATTCTTCGTCCGCCCACCTGATAGAACGTCGGCTCGTAAAATGTCAGGCTTGCCGGATCGGAAAGGTTGGCCGATGTCAGTATCGGAGAAACCCACGTCGGATCAATTTGGCTGATGCCGCGATAGCTTCCAGGGGTCACGCCGTCCAGGTTGAACGGTTTGGCGTAGTATTCCGGGTCGGTCGAGTTGACCATGAACAGGCCAATACGAACGCCGAAGATGCGCCCAAAGTGGACAAGCTCCCGCATGGATTTGTTGATATTGTGACGCTTGTCGGCTTGGCGCATGGCATCCAGTATTTCAGGGTCCATACCCTCACCGCTGTTGACGGTGATGTCGTATCCCTGCCTGATAGCGTCACGCCCTGGCATACGACACGCTTTGTCTACAAGCCAATTCTGCGCGATTATTGCGCACATCTGGTAGCCTATGAAGCCCTGAGATGCGTACCACAGAGCTTGCGCGTCTGGGATGCCCTGGCGGGCTGCGGACGCGTTCATGCCGGTGAAAGATGAGTCCATGCCTACCGCGCCATCATCTGCCATCTTGGGCGGTGCTGGTATGGCCTTGGCAATCGCGGCCTGTGCATTGCGGCGAAGGTCTACCATGGGCATGTCGTCCGTTGAAAAGATGGAGCGACCGGCGGAGTTTTGTTCCGGCTCGGGTTCGGCTACTTTGCTTTTGAAAGGCCATATCATCGGAATATCCCCTTTCCACGCGACTTCATGACAGGCTCCAGCCCATACCGGGCCGCGTCAATCGCGTGGTTGTTCGCGTCTACGAGGACCGGTAGCACGTCCCCGCTCAGTCTGTCCACTTTGTAGCTGTAGTAGGTAAACTCTGCCGCCGTGTTGACGCACCTGGGGTGCACCACGATGCGCTTGTAGCTCTGCATATGGGCTATGCCGTCTTCCACGCTGCCCTTGCCCTTGACGCAAGGTTTCATGCGCGGAAGTCCGTGCCGCTTGAGATAGCTGATGGACTCGGGCCTCGAGTTGTCAGCTCGGCACTCATGGTCGGCGATGCCGGGTATGTCGCGCTTAAGTCTGTCAGGCGTGTGGTCAAGCTCAAGTGCGTTGGCGTATGCCTCATGCTCGAAGTATAGTACTTGATCATGTATCCACATCTTGACGCCCGCTGTTGGGTCTTGCGCAAAGCCGAAGTCGAGTCCGAAATACGGGCCATCCCATTCAGGGACGGGCGTGAAGTCTGCGACCTCCCAATTATGGAAGACCTGGGCCTTGCTGCGTTTGAGGTAGTCGCCGTGCCAGATATGGCGGTATGTTTCGTGGTCCAGCGTTTGAAGCTGGTGTTGCCTGCGCATTTCAAGAACGCTAGGGAACCACGGATTATCAGAGTAGTTCATTTCGACGATCATGGACATTGGCGGCGGGTTCTGCCGGAATCTCTTGTCAACCGGACTGCCCTCGGTGCGAGGGTTCCAGATGATCCACATTTCGGCCTTGTCTGATCTGATGGTTGGCTCAAGCGCAAGCCACGACTCTTCCGGCACGTCTTCGGCTTCCTCAACTATACACAGGTCAATCTGTGCCAGCGACTTGAGACTGCCAATATTGTGCCGCAAACCCTTGAATATGAACTCGGTCCCGTTTGCCCCTCGCAGGTAGTCGCGCCCTACGTCGTAGTGACGCTCAAGCCACGGTTCGGTTGCAATGGCGTTCTTCAACTCAGCGTGGAATGACTCTTTGATGCTGTCTTGAATTTCGCGAGTGCAGAGGATGCGCAACGGCTCGGCGTATCCCCAAATGGCCGCAACTTTGGCAAAAGTGAAAGATTTTCCAGAACCGCGCCCGCCGTATGATCCGCGATACATGAGAGAACCGCGAGGCTGGGAGAACATTGCCTCCATCTTGTCGGGAACTTCAATGGTGGCTTCGGTCACGCTATTGTTCCTCGAACGGATCGCTCTCTGATTTTTTCCCCACGATGCGGATAGTAGTCGGGGATGGCGTCATGCTGCCGTCTGACGAACGATGATCAATGTTGCTCGAATCAGACAGGCCCAAATCACGAGCAATAATGTTTGGATTTAGCAGGTCTGCCGCCGCCCCGGTGAATTTTTGAGTGCGGATAATTGCGTCAACTCGCGCTGTGACTTCGGTAAAATCTTTTTGAGTTCTCCAGTCGGCCCACGTTGAAAAGTGTATGCCAAGGAACAGGCAAAGGCCTTCGACGGTCATTGCCCGCATCTTTGCAACAGGCTCATGAGTGGCCGTTCCCTGGAACGTGACCAGCTTATCCTCATATAGCGGGTTGTCTTCAACCCACTGAAAATATTCAGAACATGCCTCCCAAAGAAGATCAGCCGACTCAAACAGCTTGTTCCTTCCGTGCTTGGTCCGTGCTTTCCAAAATTGATTACCTTTTGGAGCGCCCATGTTATTCTCCAAGACAAGACCCCCGAAAGAGAGTCGGTTAAGATCGTTTGCCCATTGCGCCCATGCCTGTACACCCTGCGAATTATCGAGCCTGCGGGTCTATTCCGACCGTATCCTCTTGGAGAGGCTCCTGCCCGCCGTCGTCGCGTTGACAGGGTTTTACAACCGCGCTCGTTTATCCGTTACGCC